TTCTTTAGATACTTGTTTATAAGACGCTTAATATATTTGAAGCGTCTTAGATCATCTAAAAAATCTTCTTTGGTAACCGCTGAAGGGTTATCATAATATTTAATAGCGAATAGGACGTAGTTGTCCTCAGTCAATTCAGTAAAATTCATTCATTAACTTCCGAATGTTAATGTAGCAGCTCCGTTTGTGATTACTTCAGTAGCACCCTTAGATGTAGTTACCTTACATCTGTACTTATATCCATCTAATGTGTCTCCACCTAGTGAACTGTAAGCAAGTGTTGCTGTAGTAAAGTTCGCGTATGTAATACCTGTGTCAGTATTAGCAGCGATGTTTGTCCATCTGTTTCCAGTGGCTGTCTGTCTCTGCCATACGTATGCAGGAGTACCAGACTGGTCAACGGATACTGTAACAGCAAATGTTCCTGCTCCACTTGAAGAAGTAGAGTTAGCAGGTTGACCAGTAATAGTAATGGTCTCTAGTACGTCTGCTCCGATAGTATCGTCAGATTGTGTCTCAGATGCGTTAGCTTCTGGTTTAGCAATGTAAACGAGTTGCTCTGCCTTATGGCGTGTCTTACCATGACTGTCGGTGTATGTAAAATACGACCACCAGCCAGGTGCGTTGAGTCCTCTGTCCTTATTGGACTTGAGTTGTGCTTCTGTATCGTCAATAAAGACAACAGTTTTTGCTTGTGATGAGGCACCAATACCTATACCAGCTTTGGTTTTATTAGCATTGCTGTCATCATTTCCATAAAGTGACATGAGACACTATCTCCTTGTTTGTTTAATACCTATGATTTATTTATTCAAGTAGTGCTTTCTCTAGTGCTTCAACCAGTTGGTCATCTACTTTGTTACCTGATTTAGCTGCTGCTTTTTTAAGTAATCCGATAACGAACTCCTTGATTTTACCCTCTAGATCTTCAGGGATTTTGTCTACTGCCTTGTCAATAATGTTGATAGCAATAGGTAGTAAGAATTTAGTCATAATAATACAGTAATTACTAATCTATATAGGGGTCTTCTAACACGAAGTCTGTGAGTTCTTCTAACTGGTCAATGGAGTAATCAAATATGACCACGATACGATCCCTAGTGCCATGATGCTGAGCCCAATGCTTATCATGATCATGAAATCCGAAAACATTTCCTATCTCCCAAGTGCGTTTACGTCCTCTAACTGATAACCATGCCTTCTCATCCGTGACCACAGGGAAGTGTACACGTAGAGAATCTATGTCACCATTATGAGGATTTATCTTTGAACCTGGTGAAAGACGAGAGATTGTTGCGGACTTTAACAATTTCTTAAGGATATCCTCTTCTAGATACCCTGCTGTCTTGGGACAACAACGTATGAAACTGTCATAGATCTTAGGACCTAACCTCTTGACCTCATCTAGTGTGGTGTTGAATAGTTTAGTGAACGACACCATCTCACTGAGTTGGTAGTCACCATCCACTGCTGTACAACCTACAGCATTGATAGGAAATGGGATGACACGCCATGCACCATCCCATAGTTGTACTCGTCCTAAGTTTGTATCATCTACCCACTTATCCATGATCCATTCATCCATCAAGTATTCATTCTCCTTGACGAACGCTAGGATCTCTGGAATTATTTCCTTGTAGTTATCTTTTAAGTTACGATAGGAACTAAGGTTTCCTAACTTGTCCTCGTACCAGATTTTCCTCACTGCCACTTCCCCATTGTATATTGTAAAGGCAACTGCCTATCAGCATATCGTATGCGTTTATATATTTGTCTTGTTTATTCTCATCCCACAACCAACACTGTAAACTTCCGTAGTTTGCCCTTGGTATTTCTTGATCGAACCACCAGTCGTAGGGTGTGTATTTGTCTGATGCTTTGTATGTCATTAACAGTTCCAAGCTCTAAGTGACTTGTTTATTCTTGAATCAGGATCGTTAGCAGTCTTCTTAGACGTTAACTTCTTCTTCATGCCTTTCATTCTAGCACAGAAACTTGCTCTTCGCTTGTTTCCTTTCTTCTTTGATGGTGCTTTCAAGTCAGAGCCAGGATTCTCACGTTCATAAGACTTACGTCCCTTCTCGTTGAGTCCACCCTCCTTGTTCTTGCCTGACTTCTTAGTCCAAGCAGCACCTTCTAGGATACCATCCTTGTTCACCTTTGCTCCTTTAGGAATAGGTTTACATTTCTGGTCATCATTACAGAAGTAGTGACCTTCCTTACAGGTCTTCTTACCTTCTTCCATACTTGTTTCATTCTTATGCTTCCAAGCAGTAGCATAAGCGATACCTTCTTTGTCTTTAGGATAGTTCTTTTTTATATGCTTGACCATCCTAGCATACTTTTTTCCTTTTGGTGCCTCTTCCTTTACAGTACCACAGTCTTTTGTACCGTGAACAGGACACTCGTCGCCTTTCTGTGTATGGTTACATGCCTCCTTTACCTTTTGCTTAGGTACCTTGGGCATTTTCTTGTCCCCTTTGAGGTGCGGTTGAGATCCATCGGCATCGTCGATCTCAGGCATGATCTCAACGGGACCTACTACTTTTTTTCAGTTACTTCCTTACGCCACTCAGCAAATTCCTTGACACAGTTTGGTACTTTCTTACCACCCTTCATCTTAGTTCCTTTTGCCTTGTATCCTGTCCAACATGAACTAGCACCAACGTTCTTACGTGCTTGCTTCATGCTCTCGACTACCTTCGTCTCTTTACCCTTAGTGATACATGGTGTCTGTCCACAACCACAGTTCATCTCAGAACCTGGCTCTACATCACCCTCTTCTTCTACCTTAAGTGTCTTAGGATAGTCCTTGTCGCCTTTCTTTGCTGGCTTCTCTCCTCTCTTTCTCTTAGCATGGATGTTATCCCAGAGACCTTTCTTACCTTCTTCTACTGAACTAGGTGTGCCAAGATCCTTATCTCTCTCCTCATCTGTGATGTCATGTGGTACAACCTTTCCATCGTTGTCCTTCTCATGATGCTCCTTTGCCATCGCTTTAGAGATCGCCTTTCTTCTCTTGTGTAGATACTTGTCGCTGCTATCTGTATCACCATCATTATCTAAGTCTTTATCTTTTCTATTCTTAAACTTTTTCTTTACTGCCACCTTGTTGACTGGATCAAGACTCTTCTCATCAAGAACTTCTTTGTTCTTGTCATCATTAATTGCGTGTTCATGATACTCAGACAGTGTGACGTTTAGAGTCTGTACTGGTACGTTCTGCTCTAGACCATGCTCAAACATAACATCGTAGTGTGTTACTGTTCCCTCTTCGTCTAGTGTATGCTGTTCCTTGATGCAGTTTCCTGCTCCCCACTCTGCGTGTTCTACCTTAGTAGCACAAGCATGCTTAGGTTTCTTGATGGATGGTTTACCACCTGTACCCTTTGGTTCTGCCATCTTCATGCCAGGTGCGTCACCGCCACCGATACCCTTAGCACCTCCAGTGCCTTTAGGATTCTTGTTAGCTGTACCTTCAGTTCCGACTGGTGTCTTCTTAACTGGTGGTACTGGTGAGTACTCGTTCAATGCCTTAACTGCGGCTTGAACTAGGGATTCATGGTTGTCCATCTTATCTTTTTTGGGGTCTGTTGGTATTACTTGGTCGACTTTATCTGTGCCTTTAGGTTTCTGTACCTTCTGACCAGGTGTCAACGACATAACATATTGCCTGTAGGCATCCGTACCAATTTCAAAGACTTCCTTAATATCTTTGACCCATGTACGGAACTTTGTATCTTCAGCAGTCAAACAGATGACATAGTTAGGACCTCTTCTAATGATCTTACCTACGTTATCTTTTTCAGTGAGTACCCACTCACCTACTTTATAAATTTCTTCACGATAATATTGATCACGGACGTTCTGATCCTTGACCTCTTTACGTATCGTTTTGAAATCGCTGAAAGATTTCATCAAACTCTAATTTCATTACAGTTTTATTTATAACAGTTCTGCTATTTCATCCATTAAATTCCGCGTTTCTTTAGGTCCTAAAGGCTTTGGTATACCTGCCTTGAAGGATTCAAAGTCACCAGATGCTGCTGCTCTCCGCATTTTAGTACCAGATATAGCGAAGGTATCGCCATCAGCATCACGTTCTCCACTAGATATTACTTCTATCTTTCTGAAGGTATAGTCCTTACCATTATACTTCTTGACCCACTGCATAGCACTAACACGATCAGATCCTACCACCAAGTAAGCATCATCATAGCCCTGTGACTGTAGTTCTGATAGGACTTCCACGGGAGTACGAGGACCTGACCTAATTTTACCCTTGAGATTAGGGAACATCTTATTAGCATAGTATAGTTTCCTATCGGGTGGTAGTGGATCAGTTCCTTTCTTCTGTGTCTGTGAGAGATAGATGTAGTAGTCACACCTTCCTGCCTTGCTCTTCACAGCAGCAAAGTTCTCCGCATGACCTACAGTGGGTGGTTGGAACCTACCAAATGTAAAGTAGACGCATTTATAATCAACTATTTCCATGACTTATCCAATGTAAAATTAATAAATGAGAACTCAACTCTATTTACAAGTTTAATCATGTCACCACCATGGTGTAGTACATAACCTTCGGGTGATGTCACCCTGTATCCATTCTCTGTCTGTACATATGTCTTAAATGATTCTAGTTTATCCAGAGCATCAATGACTAACTGTTTACTCTCTTGTATCTTTCTATAGAGTGCGAACATAGCATGGAACTTCTGCTCATTGTCCTCAAGATATGTGAGACCATCATACAGTTGCTTTCTTCTCTCTGCCTGTTTCTGTACACTCTTCATCTTAGATACTTCCTTGTTCATCTTCTCATGATAGAACTTACCTAATGACTTGAGTGCTATCTTTGGATCATTAATCGTACGTGATGCTTTGATCTCCGCATTGAAGAATGTCTTTACGAATGACCCTACATAAAATTTCTTATTACCTGTGGTTCCTGATCCTGCTACCAATTCATCTAGGAAGGCACCTGACTTCTTACACATCTGCTCTATGATACTGACGTTACCCTCAAACTTTTTAAATGCTGTGCTTGACATACCTACATCCTGTATAGGTGTGTCGTTCTTGATGACTACAGCATTCATGCTGCTCTCTACATGTGCTCCTGCCTGTGCTGACATAGATGCTAGATCAGATCCAGTGTAGTGTGTATGAAACACCACTCCTATCTTTGCCTTAGCAACTGCCTTACCTAGTTCATGATCCTCTGGTATACCATAGGTGATAGTGTTAGCTCTGAAGGTGATAAGTTTCTCACCGTCGATAGTCTCTGTCTTCTTGTCGCCCTCGGTGAACATAAGGTCACCCTGTATGACACCAGTGATGTCTAAGTCTTTAAAATATTTTAGTGATGCGGATAGTTTCTCTGCTAGACCTGGCTTATCAGAGTAGTAGTAATCTATATCTGTCTCAGTAAAACATAGTTTAGGTTCGTCTTTATTAAAGACTGACTTGTTACCTACAAAGAACTGATCAGTAGCAGGGTCGATACCACACACAACAGAGGGTGCACCGTCCCACTTAGTCTGTATAGATCCAGAACTCTGAGCACCACCTAGCATCTTAACCAGTTCCTTCATGAAACGAACTGCTGCGTCACAACCATCTACACCATAGTTGAGCATCTCATCTTCTATGTGTTCAAGGTGTTTTAGTTTTACAATGTTAGCCACTAATCAAGCACCTCAGTATATGTCGACTCACCTGTCATCTTATATGCTGACTGTAACTTGTCAGGATATACTCTGTTGGGGTCATCTCTAGTTCCCTTTGTAGTTGTGTTTCTTATGTTGAACATCATGTCCATGAGTGGAGTCGTCAGGTGTATGTTAACTCTCTTTGCTCCACCACCTTGTCCACCATACTCTATCCTTACATTAGATGCGTTCGCTGCTTTCTCTAAGAATGACTTGTCTATCTCAAAGTGTTTGATCTTACCTCTCTCTAGGTGTACGTAATGGTAACCATACCCTAGCGACCCTTTGATCAGAGACTTCAGTAACTGTTGGTCGACCTTTGGTGAATTATCTTTCTCACCATATGATTCACCCGCATCAAACTTATTGAATGTATCACAGAATTTCTGCTCATCTAATCCGAATGTCTTCATCAGTTTCTTACCGTTCTCGTTCTCTATCTTACATGCCTTGACCTCTGACACTGGAAACACATCAGTCTTGAGTCCTAGGTTAGATAAGTTTGTTGTACCACTGGTCTTACATGAGATATAATACTTCCTCAACTTGTTGTCAGCACACAATACTTCTAGTGTCAGGTCAGTAACCGTAGCACCTATGTCATACCCTAGTGAGTCAGAAGCATCGCCCACTCTCCACTTACCATTCTCTAGTGTCATGGGTCTCTTCTTATTCTCTGCTCCCTCTGCTATACACTTGACTGCCTTACACTCTTCTAACTTGTAGTGTTTGATCATCTCTTTGATGAACTCACTATACTTGTGCTTTGTATTATTATCTTCTATCCAGTTATCAAATCCTTCTTGTAGTTGTACCTCGAACAGTGTACCTTGGTTACCTAGTCCCCTGTTACCTCTACTACCATCACCAAAATCTACCCTGAGAGTTTTTATATTAAGTTCTTTCTTCAGTTGACTTAACTTTATCTCTCCCTGTAATGCTCTGCGTATCTTACACTCATTCTTTTTGCCAGGATCAAATGCTAGTGGTGCATCTATCTTTGGATACTTCTTAACCAAATGCCCGAACAGTCTATTGGCATCAGATATTATCTCTGCTGTCAAACCAGATACTATGTCACCTAGTTCTTTTCTGTTGTTAGGGATTGCGTCGTATGCCATTAGAATTGCTTCCAGTATCTAGGATGTGTAAGTCCTCCTTCTTTATTTAGATCTGGATTCGTAAGTAGTACGTCTCCTGCTAGACTCCAACGGTGTCCAGTATTATATGTCATGTGCTTCAGTTTAGCAGGGAATATTAGTAGGTCACCCTCCTGTGTGTTCTCCTCCCAGACAGATGTGTTGCTGAAATTCTTTTCTGCGTCAGCAAATGCCTGTGGGAACCACTCGTTCTGACTATCCTTTGTAAAGCATAGTGGGTCTTGCGTGTCCAAGTAATATACCCATGATATATGTGCGGGGTCATGACAATGATTAGGAACAGAACTATCTTCACCACTCACTGCGTACCATGTCTTCATGAAATGTATATCATATTCTACATTCATAGATGCTAGGTACTCATCTATACAGTCGTTGAGTTCTAACATGAAACTATTCATCTGTGGATCAAGATGTACTAACACCTTACCATCTATCTCACCTGTCTGACCACGTTCAAACATGTGATACTCATACCTCTTGGCAACCCAATCAGCATAGTCAATTAAGTTAAACTTACCTACTGTTGTAGGAAATAGATTAATCGTTTCCATGTATTTGTATCCAAGGATTCTCTCCTCCCCTAGACTTGTTGTATATAATTATTCTATCGTTCTTATAGTCTGGAACGAACTCCAACTCATCAGTATTAGGCCACATCATCTCCTCATACAAGGAGTTAAGTTTTGCCATGTCGTCGTACAGATCACCTGTCATCTGACGCTCTGTTCTCTGATTTGTATATGTCAAACGATCCACTAGGATATCTCTTCTCTAACTTCTTGACATTTATTTCTAGAACTTCTTCAAAGTCTACACCGAGTGCCATACAAGCATTCGCTACGTACCACATAACGTCACCCAACTCAATAATAAGATGTTCTCTATTACTGTCGCTCCAAGGCTTACCTTGGAAGACCATCTTCTTAACGATCTCCAAGAACTCTCCAG